CAATTAAATCGATTGTCCTTAAATGATTTGATAATTTCTTCTTGGTAATCCCTAAGCGTAATTTGTTGGATACCGTCCTCAGTCATTACTTGTGCATAGGTAGAAGCAAAGTATACTGGATCGGCTTTGCACCGTCTCCACTCTTCAAGTTCTTCAGGAGTATATTCAAAAACAATATTAGCCTTTTTCCAAACTGGATCATTATCTTTAAACGGTGAGTTCTTGATTGTCTTAATATCAATCACACCATTTTCAAAATCATCCAATAACTGTTGAACTTTTAGTGTTGTCCAGATTGCATTATTCTCCTGATCCAAGTTAGAAAGCTTCATTTGAGTTCGGCCTCCACTATTTGCTATAAAATCTCTCATATTAATGAATTGACATCATCTGAAAAATCATCCTCTTCTTCTTCCTCAATTATTACATTGGAAAGACCTCTTTCCACCATGACTTCTGCCTTTTTTGAAGGATGAGTTAAGTGACGAGTATCAATTTCTTCGATCTCATCAACTTCGATTGCGTCAATTTCCTTTATTAAGTTTTTTGTGCCAGCGGTTATATAGTATTCATTTGAACCTGCAGGTAGAGCTCGGTTATTCTGTTTGTCTCCGCTGCCCTCTCTTTGTTCAACGTCCTGATTCATTTTCTTGTAGGTGTCTTCTAGAAACAGCATATAATTAGCCTGAGTTTTTACAACGCTAGTTAATTTATCCTGTAACTGACCAAATACCTCAAATAGACGAGGATGGGTGTTTCCTTGATTAATTTCCTCAGCAATCTTTTCGATTGCCATTCGGATGGTCTTTAATTGAAAGAAGATATTACCTATACTTGAATTATCAAGCATTTGTTTTTGCTTGACGTATTCATGGCGTTCAATTACTCCAAGATCAACGTAAAACTTGAGCATTGACCCAGTGATGTTTTTCGCCTGTTTCTCGAATTCAGCATTCATTTCGATAAAATCCAATGGTGGGGCTGCCGCTATTTCAGATAACTGAGCATCGATATTATCGTCCTCTTGATTTGGGCCGCCTGAATAAGATCTGAGTAGATCTTCAAGTTCTCCCTTTATTTGTGCTTTCTTTTCTTTTGTAAATACTGCACCGCTCATAGATTAATTTAGTCGATTTTCATTCTTATCTAGTGCAGGATTTGCAAATATCTTGATTTGCTTAACCGCTTCAATGTGCTCATACATGTATGCTTCGATATAAGCAATAAATGAGTCCAATATTGTGTTAACTCCAAACATTTGATTCGAAAGGACTCGTTTCATGAGGTTATCTTTGTACATATAACCCAAATGAAGACGCTTGTCTTTTCTATTGTACACCGTTTGATATAAAGAGTTTCTTATCATACAATACCAATATTTTTACGTGGGATTTGTGCCTTAATTTCAATATTTAGTGCTCCAAGACTTGAGTCAGATAAACCTTCAGCATAGCTACGACCTTGGCTGTCTTTCCAACCTCCACGTAGTACTGGGAACTCATCAAGTCCAATTACAATATCATTGAAGTCATCTACTCCATAAAGTTTAGTTGAATTAGGATTGGTAATTTGATAAATTTCGTTTACTTCACCTAGAATATTAACGTTAACTGAGTCAACTGAATTTAAAGATTCAATTACTGCGATTAGGTCACTCTTTGGAATACGGTCATATCTCTTTAACTTAATGAAGTAGTTACCAACCGCATCTGCTATATCTGATTTAATAATATCAGTTGATACATCATCGAATGCAATAATACTAACGTTTAGAATATATCTTGTAATTCTTGGGTCAGTTATCTTAACATCAGTAGAGATCATTTTAGTTCCTGATTTCTCAATGTATTTTAATAATTCGTTCTTTTGGAATGTTGTTAACTTAAAATTGCTTAAAGCCAAATTAAAGTAGTCGGTTCCGTTATTAAACATTTGGCTAACATCTGGCACCAAGAAAAGATTAATCATTCTTGAGTCTAGCACATTACCGTTTGCATCTTGATCCAAGAATACTTTGATGGTTGAGAACATCTGCATTTTTTGTAGCAGAACCTCATAGTTGTCTAAGTTAACTAGCGCAAAATTCTTAGAGGCTTTTGGTGCAATTAATCGGGTCAAATTTGGATCTTCTGGATCAACTCCAAAGTTTGGAGGACTTATTGTTACAATTGAAAAATAGTCTCCCATTTTAACCTCTTCTCCAATTGGAGAAAATGCAGTGTCTAGGAAAGAAAATACAACTTGACGAGCATCGTCAACTTTAACGTTTCCAAAAGCTCCGTCAGTATTTAAGTATTCAACTGTGATTGTTGAACCGGTTGTTGGAATTTTACCGAATGAGCCGTTACCGAAGTAGATGTCCAATCCGTTTGTAATACCAGTTTTTGCAAGAAAGCCTTTAGCGGTTCTTGGAATATCTAATAAGGATTCGTATTTGGTCCATTTTTCACCATTAACATAAACGTTTACTGCAAAATTGTCAATATAGAAATTATTTGGAGCTCCCATTTGATAACTTTCAAATGCAATACCCTTAGCTGTGAATGACTGAGATTCAATTTGACCTTGTCTAATATTAAAGACAGCTGGCGTTTCTGCACCAGTTAGTGCAAGCCGAACGTCCTCTTGAGTAAGCTCAATTGCATAGATCAAGCCATTATTTTCGCATCTTATTCTAAAAAGATTATTTAGGATTACTTTTGCCGCTGGGGCAGTTATACCTGTTTTTCTGACAATTCGGATTTGACCAGTTGCTCCGATTGCTCGGCTTGGATTGTGACCAGCCAATGCAGCTAGCGAATATATTGAAGAAACTCGTGAAGCTTCATTGATATTTAGTTCAGTAATAGCATCCTCAATATAATAGAAGATTAACTGACTTAAGTTTTCAACAACGATCAATAATTGACCAAATGGAGACGCTGCAGTAAATACAGATCTGCTCTGTTTGAACTTATCCTGTAAGAACTGTATACTCTCGCTAAGAATGTCTCTAACTCTTAGTCGCAGACTCGTGAAGAGTCTAAGGTTTGTATTTTGATTAGTAAGGCCTGCCATTTATCGGGTGACTTCTTTTAGGTTATTTATCAGCTAAGTAAAACGTTTGCGATTGCGAGCCCTTTTATAAATAAGTTAGTATAATAACATTATATGGGGAAAACCGGATTTGACAGAGACTGCTCGGTTACACCTGCATGCCGAGGACGATGCTAAGACTCGTTAAAATGTATCAAACCAATAAGTGGCAACACTAATTTCTGGAGTCTAGTTAACGCTGGCGTTAGCACTCCTGTTACTGAAGAGCTTTTAGCTGCATAAGTAACCAAGCGGCAACTGCTTGACTAACCCAAAGTTGCAAAACCAGCATGGCGTAGAGGCCAAGTCGAACCTCTACCGACTTTAGCTTTAAGTCGTTAAAGAATAAGATATTTTGTCCAATTAGAAAAATGGACTAAGCATGTAAACGAAGGTTTAATTTGAAGTTTTTTGGACGAGGGTTCGAATCCCTCTTTCTCCACGGAAACCACTCATGGAATAGTATTCCATGACCGACTCGGCCAGAAATGGCCGAGTTTCTTTTTTATTACAGGCCTAGACGGGGTTACCACTAATAAATACTTATAAATTAGTGTCAGTAATCAATGCCTAACGTAATAAAATACTCTACTGGATCGACTCCAGCCGGCTGCCTGAGAAAAGGTAATATGCTGATAGGAAACGGCTCTGCCGATAATGGTGTAACTTTTTATACCAGTATTGCACCAGCTCCCGGAAAATACACAATCTACCTAAATAAAGCAAGCGGCGGTCCAAGTATTTACTGCCCAACCGACGATACCCAGTTAGTTAAGATAACTAACAATATCGCAGGGACCTCATATTCGACGGTTGCTGAGTGTTTAGCCTGGTTTGCAACTCAGACTGACAAGATTATATTTAATAATGATTATCCGTCAATTGTTACAGATGGGTTGGCTCTTGATCTAGACTTTGGATTTGTTGCATCTTACCCTACCACAAGTACCACTATCTATGACCTATCAGGTAATGGAAATAATGGGACCTTAACTAACGGCCCAACATTTAGTTCAGCTAATAATGGCGTACTTACTCTTGACGGTAGTAATGACTATGTTATTATTCCTAACAACAGCTCATTTAATGTTACTGACAATATTACAATTGAAATGTGGGTCAAAATAGATGCAGCCGCCCCAATTGATACGTGCCTCTTACGCAAGTACGTTAATGGTTACTTATTTTACGTTGACTCAAACAGCAAATTTGCATTCGATAGTCGAAATGGCGATGGCACATACTACCGTACAGTTGGAACCACTAATATTAAAGATGGTGTATGGAAACATCTAGTCGCTCAAAAGAGCGGACTCTATTACAGCGTTTACGTTAACGGCAGATTGGAAGGCACACTGGTTGCAGCAACGGTTGGAGATATTTCAAGTAATGTTGATCTTTATTTAGGCACAGATACTGGCAGTTATCTGAGCGGTCAAATCAGTAATGTTAGAATATACAATCGAACACTGAGTGCGGCTGAAATATTTCAAAATTATTCAGCAACTGCGGCAAAAATGTTTGGCGAAAAGTCAGTTACTAGCGGACTTAGACTGGGCCTTGACGCTAAGAACTTAACATCATACGGTGGAAATGGATCTACTTGGTACGATGTGAGTGGTTTTGGAAATAACGGAGCTTTAGCAAACGGCCCTATTTGGGATTCAAATGGTTGGTTCACAGTTGACGGAGTTAATGATTATATTACAATAGCTGGAGGAACTTTAAATAATGGAAGTACTTTAGAAATGTGGTTCAAACAAACAACCAACAAACAAGTTGAATTACTAAAATACGGAACTGGGACAATTGATACTCCAGGATGCCACGCTGTTTATTATACACCTAACACACTACGTTGTTTAAACTTCATTAATGGGTCAAGAACATTTGTAAGTATAAATCATACAATTAATCTTGGAGACAGCGTGTGGAGGCAACTTTTACTATCATACACTGGTGATCTAACTGGAGGCACAGCTTCATTATATATTAATGGACAGCTAATAACGTCAACCTCAGCAACATCCATAAATTCAAGCTTTGATGGCCCGGGGTTTAGCTCAAATTCATCTTATGCTTTTCCAGGGAACGTATCTACGTTACGGGTTTATAACCGAGGCCTTTCGGCAACTGAGGTTCTTCAAAATTACTATAAATCAAATATTGTAACAAACGGCTTGGTATTTGCGATAGACGCAAGTAACCTAGTATCATATCCTAAATCAGGAACCACCGCATATACATTGACTGGAAGTAATACTGGTACTTTAATTAATGGAACAGGGTACAGTAACATTAATGGAGGAACTTGGATATTTGATGGGGTTGATGATGGTATTAATATTGGAACGTTAACCCCAACCGGCGGTGCGACATTTGAGGCTTGGATTAATATAACATCTGGTAATTCTAATTATGGAGCAATTTTTACTAATTGGAACAGTAGTGCTAATGCATTCTTTATTGGAACATATCCTAACTCAAATTATATTCAAGTATATTTTAATAGTAATTTAATCTTTGAGGTACTAAATCTCCCATTTAGTACATGGATATTACTAACAGTAACGAATAATGGATCTAATGTTTTAGCTTATGTAAATGGTGTTCTTACCAATACGGCAGCCGGAACACTAGTTTCAGCGACCGGTGTAACTAGTATTGGATATGATGTTAATAGAACAAATTACCCATTTAAAGGAAATATCTCTAATGCTAAAATATATGATAGAGCACTTACTGCAGCAGAAGTCCAACAAAACTATAATGCAACTCTTCCTAACTTCCAAGATAATAATATCGTAACTGGTGGACTTGTTGCCTACGTAGATGCAGCTGACAAAGCTTCTTATCCTGGATCAGGAAATACCTGGTATGACATAAGCGGCAGCGGAAATAATTTTACGTTTTCAGCAACACCAAATATAGTTGACGGAGTATTTAATAGTGGAGCAAGCGTTTATGCTTATCGAAATGCAATTGCAGTAGATTCATCGATTAAAGGATATACGTTAGAAGCATGTTTTAAAATAAATGCATCGACTGGCAGTAGTTGGCAGAATATTACACAAAACGGCGGAGGCGATCCAGCTAGACACATGATGTGGTACAATGGTGGAACCAATACGTTTAAAGCTTTATTCCACACACCTAACTCATATAACAATATTTCAGACACCTTATCTCCTGGAGTATGGTATCATCTGATCCTTTCGTATGATCCAAGTGGTGGAGGATATAATGGCCGTCGTGCATGGCTAAATGGAGTTGAAAAAGTTGTGGATGATACGGCCGCTGGCAATGCTATACCATCTGGTTATTTTACAATTGCAGTAGACAGTGACTTAACTTCAAATAAGTCAAATGTATCGTATTCATTTATGAGGTATTATAACCGGGCACTTAGTCAAGCAGAGGCTCTACGTAACTACAATGCAAGTCGAGATAAATTTCAAAAGTTAAGTCCAGTGACTGGTAATCTGATAATGAGCTGGGATGTTGCTAACCCAAATTCCTATTCAGGCAGTGGTACCACAATTTATGACTTATCTGGAAATAATAATTATGGACTACTCTTAAATGGTATTACATACACAGGCCAATTTGGAGGAACTCTAGTGTGCGATCCAACTGATGAATTTGTTGTATGTGCTAATCCACTTGATACAAACTATGTTAGTGTTGAGGTATTCTATACCAGAGCAAGCGCTGCCAACAATGTCGATGATATTGTTGTGAAT